ATTCCAACGGGATCTAAAACGTCTTCTGGAAGTATATCGGCCAGATTGTCAAAGTGCGTGTTTGACTGCGCCTGATTAATTGAACTTGGTTCAAAATTAACTGTAGCGCCGCCCTCTTGATCGGGCGTTACTTCTACCGGTTGTCGTTGCTCCGGAATGTTAACATCGGTTGGCGCCTGTGTAGGCGGAATTTTTACTTCGTGTCTAACATTCGGGAGTGATTTATCTATGTCTGCCATTTATACTCCTTGCGATATGTATCATATTCTGGTGTAGAAGCCAAGCCTTGCATGGGCCCCGAATCACGGGCCACGGTTCTGGTTAGGTTGGCTAGGCCGCCATCTGCGAATCTTTCTTGAGAACCTTTCATTTCAGGTCGTTCCATTAACTGTCTCCATTTTTCTTGCTTTATCATAAGATCTAAAGTTTCTTCTGGCACTTGTCCAAATCTAGGATGTGCAACTCCTAATAGTTGAAATAATCTATTTAAATTTTCCTTTGTAGGAAGATCAGGTTTAAAGGTTTCACTTACATAAGCTGGAACATCAATTACTTTTGGTTCTGGTAATTGTCCTTTTTTTTGAATATACTCTCCCGGTACAAACTGTTTTTTAGTTTGAGCCGATATTAAAGCTTTACCTTTTCCTATATTTTTAGCTGCTGAAGCAAATCCAGAAGTAAAACTGGGTAATCCAGGTTTATCTGGTGCATCAAAAGAAGCTCCTTTTATAGCATAGCCAACCTCATTTACTTTTCTCCATTCATCATCTGCATCTTTAGCCCACCATCCAGGCATCAAATCCCTTTTTACAGGTTCACCCACGTACTCTCCGGCACTTGCCGCATCTATTTTATCCGCTAACGCTGATTCATAATCAAATCTTCCAGTTTCCCCTCGATGACGAACATTGTGACGAATAGTAGCCATTTCAGATTTCACATTTGCTTTAATCTCTGGATCAAGAGCACCCACTCTTGCTGATAAATCATCATGTCTTTTTACATCTATAAGACTTTGAGCATATTCTTTCGCAGCGGGAGATAATTGATGTTTATTAGATCCAAGTATATTTTTAGCCTGTTCAACTTGAGAATCTAAATTAAACATCATTCCTGTTAACCAATTGTCTGCGGCTGCTTCATTTAAAGGTTTATTTTTTCTAAGAACATCATCTGCTACAAAACCAGTTTCAAATAAACCAAAAGCAGCCAGTGCTGGAGCACTAACCCAATTTTTTAATTTAAAAAATTCTACTGGATTTAACATTTGTCCTGCACCTTTTATTAACTTGTTTCCCATACCTAGAATTCTTGCTACTAAAGTTTTCTCTGTTTTTGGCACACCATTTTTTAAATATTTAGTTAATTGATCCATTCCGCATGCTACAGTAGGCGTTCCACTTTTAAAACCAATTCTGCCTCCTGATGCACTGCCTTTGGGGCAGAGTTTGATTAATAGTTTTCCAAGTTCAAGAGAGTGACCTTTTTGAATATCTTTAGCTTGTGATGTTATTCTACGAATAATAGATTTTTCAAAATCTAGTCCCGATGTTCCTGTAAACAATCCTTTTAAATTTTTTATAGCCTTGTTGTACTGTGATTCTGTAATTTTTTTGCTTGTTAATTTTCTTTCTAAAACTTGTTCAACCTGATTTATGTCAGTGGTATTAAATGCTAAATTAGTAAAAGGTTTATTTTTTACACCCTCAGAACCATGAAGTATGGCTAAACTTCCTGTTTTAGGACTCCACTTATATCCATCAACTTGAATTTTTTTTACGAGCTTTCTTACGGAAATTTTTTCTCCTGGTTTAAAAGGGTTATCAATTTCTCTTCTTAAAAAATTATTTGATTCTGTTACCGTTTTATATACTTCGGGAAAATCACTTTTTAAAAGACTCGGATCGCTTAGATTTTTAGTGTTATATTTTTTACCTTTATATTCAAAAGTTATCTCTCCTACTGGAAGTTTTTTACCAAAGTCCCAAGTTATTGGTTTTCCGTTTTTATCAAAAAATTGTATTGGTCCTTTACCTTGATTTTGGTCCCAACTGCGAAAAGCAAATTGCATAACTTTAAATCTTGGAGCACTGGCTCTTCCTCCAACTGTCTGTATTCCTGTAAGCATCGGCCGCCCTTCTATAATTTCAAGGGCTTTAGATAATTGATCAGAGAATGATAAATTTTTTATAAAATCGTAAACGCCTCTAGATTTAGGTATATTCTGCCTTATAAAAGCTGCCCCTTGATCCGCTAGAACATTGTAAGTTTTAACTTTTCCAGAATCTAACGTTCTTTGAAGAGTAATATTGTTTAAACCTGTTCTTTTAAGAATGGCATCTTGCCAAAAATTCTTTAACGGCTTATCTTCCATCAACATGTTTCTTAAAGTCTGATCTATTTTATCAGCTCTTGTTTCTAGGGTTGTTAAAACAGGATAAGCGCTAGTGTTAATTTTTTTTAGTTTAAATTCTTTATTAGCTTTGTTTAATATCTCTATCTGACTAACAAATTTTTCACCTGCATTTGCTTTTGATACTTCTTTCGTAAAAAAATCATTTAAGTTTTTCCCTCTTGTTTCTATAGCTTTAACAGGGAGACCTTCTCTAACATGACGCTGTGAATCGGGGTGAAGCTTATTATACTCTTCTAATGAATAAAGTTTTATCCAATTTTTATAATTAGCTATTTGTTTTGGAGTCCACTTAATTTTTCTACCCGATCCAACTCCAGCAACATCCCCCGCTCTAATTTTATATTGCTGTTTCTTTTCTACATCTTCCAAGTTTAAACCTGTATTTTTTTCCCAAGTTTTAACATTGGCTCGTTTTTCTGCTTCGGTTAATGTTCCATAATTCACGACACCCGGTTCTACGATCCCGCCTGGCTTTAGCCCGATCCGTGGTTCCTGGGCCGTGATTCGCGGTCCTTCGTTTTCTCGTTTTACTCGTTCAATGTAATCTAGTATACCCATTATTCCCCCAACATTCCTGCAAGACCGCCGGATGCGTGTTTTTTTCCATACTCTAGAAGTACTTCTTCCATTTCTCTTAAATCAGGATCTGCGCTTTTTTGGTTTTGCCATACGCTTTTAAATTTGGGATCTTTTCTAATCGTTTGAATCACTTCGTCTGGAATCGGGCCTCCATCTTTAATTATTCTAATTTGATCGTCAATTTGACCAACCCATAATTTTATCCGCTCCGGAGAATAATCTTTATTTCTTTTTATTGCTTCACGAGTACCGCGTAAAGCTTTTAGAAGCCAGTTTCCGCCTTTAACTATAGCGCCCCCGCCTAACGGAACACGGCCACCTTCTGCTGCTCCAATTTCTCCAGCTAATAATAATTTTTTTATTAACTCCCAGTGGTCAGGATCGTCTTCATCCCAATCTTTATCTAATAATTGCAACCATTCAGTTTTACCCTTTTTAAACGGAACACGTCCGCCTTCTTTATGAAGAAAACGTAGAGCCCGATATTTGTTTATGTAATATTTTAAATTTCCTCTCCCTCCATAGTCCTTGTACAATTTAAAATCTTCCATTAACTGGTTCAGGGATTTATCTATATCTGCAGCTATTTCCGTATCACCAATACCACCCTCGTTTAACGGAACACGGCCCCCGGATGCTCTACCATAATAATCATCAAAAGCTTTTATCGTTGAATCCTTGCCCCCAGGATAGTCACCTGGATCTGGAAAAGGCCCATGTTTAATTTCGATATGTTTAATTGCTTCCGTAGTATCTGTATCTATTTTTTCTTTGTATTTCTGTTTCTTCATACTTTCAGATATTTCTTTAATAGTTAGTTTTTTACCAGTTGCATATTTTTGCAATTTACTTGTATCCGTCAGTAAATCCTTAACATTATTTACAGTGTTATCTCCCGTCCATTCAATATCACCGTCCCAGCTAATAACTTCTGGTTCTGCTTCAGAAGCAGAGAATTCTGGTTTTGTTTTAATTTCTTTTCCTGCCTTTCTTGAGGCATCGTCAACAATTTCAGGAGCTCTATATTCGAACTGTATAATTTGATCATCATTCGATGCACGGATAACTTTTCCTTTGCTATCAGTTAAATGAGGTCCATACTCAACTCTAACATTACCAGTATTTAAATCTTGATAGACAGTAACTTCTTCAAACTTATCTATTTTTTTAGTATGAACAATTTCCCTGTCTACAGTTGCAAATCTTTTACTTACGTCATCACCTTCTTTAATAACTTTATTTACAAGAGGCTTGAACCACGCTGGCATGCCATCAACACCAGCTTTAATTGGAACTGAAGTTAGAACTTGGGCCGTAGGTTTACCTGCTTTTAACAGGCTAAACAATCCTGATTTCGCGACGCCTGCTGTTGCAGCTCCTGCTCCTAGCCATTGTAAAAATTTTCTTCTTGCTGCATCAAATACAAACTTACCCGCACCAAGAGGCACTCGTCCACCGTCCAAGTATGTCGGTTCACCCAGCATGCCTGCGATGCCGCCGTATGCCAAGTCTTCTGGATCTTTCATTTTATCTTTAAAACGTTTTATTGATTCTTTGTTTTCTTTTGTAAGTCTGGCTGCAATTTCTGCTTCCGATTCCGGAACATTCTTACCACCCAGAATAGGTTTACTCGTATCAATTTTCTTTCCGGTTAAATCAAGAACTTCTCCCTTTTTTTTAGGTATTTTTAAAATGTCTTTAGAGACTTCTTTTATTACTGGTGCTTGTTTTTCCCAAGCTAGAAAATGTTTAATCTGATTTTCACTAATTCCACCTTTATAATTATTAGCCTTTCCTACATCAAAAATTTCTTTAGCTTTAAGTCTAATATCAACACCTTCTAAACCTTTAGGAAACCGTTTATTTTGCTTAACGAATATTCTCGTTAAAAGTCTGATAACTTCCGCAATTGTGAACATTAATAATAAATCCGTTTTCTGGGCTGTTGTTTTTTATCCTTATAGTCTTCGGGGTGCTTGATCAAGCCTCCCTGCCTGAAGCGCATTACAGCCATGGTCATAGAATCGACCAAGTCGTCATGATCACCGTGCGGGAATGCTGCGCACTCCTCGATAACTTCCTCCGCGAATTTCTGCTCCGGCGCCCATATCATTCCGGACTCAAAAAGCGGTGCGCACGTATTTACCCTTACATGTTTATCATTTCCTTTGCTTGGTGTAAAGCTGGTTACTGGAATATCCATCTGACGTAACTCGTACGTCAACGGCAGCCCCGAGGCCTTCGCTTCCACGATTACCGATTCGGGATTCCAGTATTTGTACTGTTCCAAAGCCCTTCGTCTAAGTTCCGGAAATTCATAACGTCCCTTGACGGCGTCCAGAAGAATTAGATTGGCTCCGCTATCCTGATCCGGGAAAAATATGCCCCAGGTCGTAATGGCGCTAAAGTCCGCCGTTTCTTTTTTCATAAAAGCTGTGTCATATGATTGAATGACATGCTGCAAAGGCGGAATTCTGTTCTCTTTCCATTTGCGCCACCATTCACGCTTTATTAGCGCGCCTTCCTCCGAAGTGGGTTTCTGCATCCACTGCGCGTTCCATTTAGCCACGGGCAGCGTCGCTT